AAAGCCCAAAAACTTATTAGTAATCTTATCTTTGACAGCAAGTTTCAATGCCTTTCCTGGAATACTGACCATATTACTATGGCTTGAAATCATATTAATACAAGTGTCCCATGTATGATTATCTAACTCAACAACTTCAATGTCCATATCTTCAGGAGATATAGAGAAGTCATCAAACATATCACTATCAAACCCCATACCAGGAAGTGACAAAGGTAATGCCTCTATTTGAGCCATCTTTTGGTCACGCATGTATTGGTCTATTCTTTCAAACTGACCGAAATAGTCATTGAAGATAGCTGCGACATGTTGTGCTTGTTCTTTACTTAGGGTCTTCGCCATTCCACATCCATAATAAAATTACTGGTATCAATAGTATTAATATACTACAAATTATACTAATTGTCAAGCTCACCCGAAAAATGCCTCCAATGTAGCCTGTGGTTCTGCTTTCCACTTAACTGCATCTAATATAAAACGCATAGGGTCTAAGAAAGTCTTATCAAACTGCACTTCATAATCAATAAACCTTTCTAATTGAAACTCTTTTGGTAGTGTACTAATATAACTAATCACATCAAATTTAAATGGATTGGCCTGTTTTAGTTTGACAAATTTAATCTTATCACCTTCTTGTATTAAAGGATACTTGTTGTGCAATTTCATTTCTTCAATCTTATGATTATATATTAACGCACCTTTCACATGAATTGGTGTGCCTTTAATAAAGATACTACTTGCACTTCGGTATTTCTTTAGATTATTACATGACCTTGGAAACGCAATCGCTTCGGCAGGCAATTCAAAAAACTCTTTTCTAAAATCAGCAATCAATTTATGCAAATCAGTTTCTTGTTTAGACATAATAGTTTTGATTGCCTCTTTAATCTTACCTCTACAAACTTGTGGTGTAGATGATTTAACTGCCTCAATACCCATAAGTTTAAGTTTAGCATCTGCAAGTCTGATACCTTCTTCATCTAATACATTCAACATATATCTTTTCTTTGCAACCCAAATACCTTTGTTGGCGATTACTTCTCGTTTCATCACCATGGCATTTCTAAATGCATTTGAATAATCAGATAAGTTAGCAAATACTTTTTCTAAAAATGGTTCTAGTTTTTTATCACAAACTTTACCTAAGAAATCTGCAATCTCATCATTTGATTTATCACCACAAGTTTGTTTTACAAGTGGACCTAGATTAACATAGATACTATCTGTGTCAGACGCAACAATATAATCTTGGTTTTCTGTTTGTAAAATCTTGTTTAGATATTCATTCATATTCTTTTCAACAACACGAATAATAAACTGACCAGCAGTTGTAATACCAGCAGCCTGTCTTACATCATAATATCTGAAGTATTGATTACCAACTGCACCATAAGCTGAGTTCAATGCAATCTTTCTTGCCCATTGAATATTGTGGCATCTTGCAATTTCTTTTACAAGTTCAGGATTTTTAGTTCGTTGATATTGTTCTTTTGCCTTCAACATTCTTTTCTTAAAAATCACTCGTTCATTGTACATGGTCTCCATCATTTCAGGTAGAAAACCTTGACTATCTGTTTTAAACATTGCACCGTTTGGTGTAACACAAGCACCTTTATCTTTTAGAAAACCTAGTTCTACATTCTGGTCAATCATATCATTGACACTAGTTCTAACTGGCGAATTGCCAATTAGTTTTTCTGGAGAAACATTGTACTGAATAATAATATGCGGATATAGTGAGTTAATATCAAACGAAACAATCCAATCATGGCCACCTAAGATAGGTTCTTTTACATATGCACCTTCATATTTTGTGTCTTTAGCATGTTCTTCTCTTGGTGGTATTGCAATCTTTTTTTCATATAGATGATTTGCAATCAATGTGTCCCATACACGCACTTGTGAAAATATATCATCATAGTTTACCTTGGATTCATATGCAACGGTCAATGCCAATTCAATCAAACCAAGTTTATCTTCTAATGCATCAACAAGTTCCACATCTTGTATGTTATAGTCAATAAACTTTTGAAAATCTTTTTCGTAAAACTCTTTAAAGGTATCGTATGGGTTTTCATTCTTGTTTTGACCAAGTTCTACTTCACCAATGTGGTCTAGTTTATAACTCTCTTGTCTTGTAGGAATAAACCACTTGTACAAGTCAAGGTAGTCAAGCATAACTGTACCATATAATTCATAATAGATTTGTCTTCGGCCTTGTACAAAGATTTCTCTTTCGTTTGCAATCTTCCAAGGCGACATACGGTTGGCAGTTTCTTCATCTGCAACCATTTTAATTCTATTCATCAAATATGGTAAGTCAAAGAATTTTGTATTCCAACCTGTGATAACATCTGGATGATTTTTAATCCAAAACTTTAGAAATTCAAATAGTAATTGTTTCTCATTTTCACATTGAACATAAGTTACATCTGGTCTGTCAGATTTAAATTCACCAACACCCCAAGTTAATATCTGTTTATTAGATTGGTTCTTTACAGTAAGACAAATGATTTCTTCAACAGGATTGTTTACATCTGGAAAACCACCTTCACAAGTCGTTTCAATATCAAGTGTAAAGATTTTAATTAGATTTTTATCCCACTCAATTTGACCAGGATAATTTTGACCGATATATTGATAGTGGTATCTTTCTAAACCATAAACAGGATTGTTTTCTGGCATTTCTTTACGAAACTTACGAGCTGCATAGATATTGGTAAACTCAGTTGGTTTTAGATTACGATTATCTAAAGTTTTCCAACCTGTATCTTCTTGTGTTAAAGTATAAAGAGTAGGACCAAAGTCAATCTTTTCTTTGAATTCTTTGTCGCCTAGTATACCTCGTACAAGAAGTTTACCTTTGTATTCAATTACGCTTTTATAAAAGTTCATCATTTAATAAATTCACCACTATGCCATTATGTTCATTTGTCAATTTGACTTGACAACCAAGTCTGCTAACTCCAGACTTGTAAGATTTTTGATATTCTAATAAGTCAATTTCAGGTGTATTATAATCTATTTTATCAAGTTTGTCAAGCCAATCATTTCCAATATGAACATGACAAGTACCACACGAGCAAGTACCACCACAAGTTGCTGGTATTTGTTCAATGGAAGGTTCAGCAAAAAACTTGGCCGCTTCCATGATTGTCGTTCCCTCTGGTACTTTGACTTTTTGTACATGAGTTATATCACCATCATTTTTATGAAAGAATATAGTTATCATACTTTAGGTAATTTAGTTTCAGTAATAAGTTGCTTGTCAGCCGCTGATGCCTGAATAATACCTGAAGTATTTTCCTCGTAATTTCTTTTAATATCTGATTTTGGATTAATCATTGTGATAACTTTAGTTTTATCAACAACAATTTCTGCGTCATCTGTATATGGTTGCCATGGCGACAACATCAATTGTACAGGTTGACCTGGTGCCATTTGTCTTGGAATTAAAACAAAAGATTTTTTAACCTTAATATGGTCATCTCTTTCATCAATATCACCGATTACATCTTCGCCTGTTGATAGACGAATAATTTTTATATTTTTCATATTCACTCCTTAATCATAATATAACACAACTAATTCAATTAGTCAATGCTGTATTTGGTTGTTATTACATATTTTCTTTGGGGATTAACCATAACATTTAGTCTATTCATAAATGCACGGTCAAGTAGAATTAAAGTTCTCTCATCTCTATCATCCAAAGTAAATTCTACATCTTTATAAAAGCCGCCTGCAAACTCTACATCAAGTTTCACAACATATCGGTCTTCATCATAATCTCTTAAACCACCAACTGATATTTCTTCTTTACGGACAATATCTGAGGTAATAGTTTTACCTAAAAGAGTCCATCTAATTTGTCTACCAGATACCTTAAACTTATCAGCATGTATAACTGGCATGCCAGAATTACCAGTATCAAACTTAGCAATAATTTCTCCAAAAGGTTTAATTGATAAGACCTCTTTATAGCCACACTCCGTTGGTACTTTATACCGATTATCTTTATTAGCAAAGTGGCTGATAACTTGCTTAGATATATTCTGTTTAGTTGCATCTTCAATACCCTCAGTTCCAGGTGATGAGTTCACCTCTAACATAAATGGTGGTTCTTTTTCCCTATTCTTACTAGGTATAAAATCAACCGCCGACCATAATCCATTAACTGCTTTTGCAGCTCTTAAACTTTCTTCAATCTCTAGTTCTGTTAAATCAATATTTTCTGGTTCAGAACCTTGTGATACATTTGACCTGAAATCTCCTTCGATAACTGGTCTTTTCATAGCTGCAATAACTTTACCACCTAATACATGTACTCTTACATCATAATCAGTTTTAATATATTGTTGTGCTAATAAATCGGTATCTTCATCTTGTTTGTGTATTAACTGTACAATACTATCTAACGCCTTAGCACTTTCTACAAACAATACACCAACACCTTTACTACCTCTAAGTGTTTTAAGAATTATAGGAAATTTTAACCCAGCCTCTTCTACTTTTTCAACTGAGTTTTCGGGGTCATTAATTAAAATTGTTTTTGGTTCTGTCAAACCATAATCTGCAAGTCTTAATGAAGTTCTATACTTGTCTGCACAAATTGAAATGGACATTCTACTATTAACTAGACAAACATTACTTCGTTCTAAAGTAGAAACAAAGTCCATCCAACTGTCTTTTCTTGTGATAGAACCACGAACAACGGCAACAGTATCGCTGTCGATTTCAAAACCTTTCTTGTCGTCTTTGTTATGAAATCTACGAACACCGTCTTTATAGGTGGTATAACCACCAGTAAGTTTAAAGAGATAATGTGGATATTTTAACTTATCACATTCTTCTCTAAGTCTGTCGGCTGTATGAAATTCTTTAGCCTTCTCAGGTTCATCTGTTATGATGAGTAATCTAAGAAAGTCTTTTTTATCTTTAGCCTCGGATATAAATTCTCTAAACTTTGGTACCTGCATCTCCGCCATCTGTTCCTTCAATCTTTTTGCCTATATTATATTTAGCAGTTAAGTTCCACTCGTTTTTTTCTTTAAATGGTAATACTTTGATTTGACTTAATGGCGCTTTGTTTTCTACCTGTGCTGTAGTAACAATATCAATCAAATTCCAATCTTGTAATAATAATGCAATTGTATTTCGTCTTTGTACATCATTTTCCACCAAAGTAGATTTCTTACCATCTAAGGCAAACAATTCTTTAAAGTGTGTAATGTAATATTTACCTTGCTTATGTAAAATATGGCAAGATTGATATAGTGTCTTGTCTTTACGACTAGCGACACCAATTCTTGTTAATGTTTCTCTAATTTTTAAGAAGTCGTCTGGTTGCTTGATTGTGACCTCTAACATGTCACTTTGCGACCAGCTAATAATTTCTTCACTCATTTCTTTTTTCTCCCACCCTTATTCAGGTTATTTCTTATAATTTCAATCTGGTCTTTGGTAAGTAGTGTGAGAGCTTCTTTTGCTTTTGCATTGCTAAAACCATAATACTCTTTCACAATATCCATATCTTTTAACTTGGCCTGTGATAACCATTTACCACCAAATCGCTTTTTCTTACGGATACTATTTATAAGATAATGAAATTGCATGGTTTTTGGGAGAAAATGTAAACCATTCATTTCATTACTATGCATAATAGTATCATAAAACATAGACAGACAACGATTGATTACGAATGGTGGATATTTCTTTTCCCATTCTTTATCATCACTATCTAATAGTGGTTTTTTTGTTTCATTAATTGCTTGTAAATAATCTTTTAATTCATACATAATATATCCTTAGTTGACCCTCTTAGCTGAACCAACATAATTTTCAACTCTATTTAATAATGGTAAATCACCATGTTCATCTTTATATTCTTGTTGTAGTACCTGTTCTAAGTTTTCAGATACATCTGGATGACATACAAAAAATTCATGTGATATTCTTTTATATTCATCTAAAGGCATTTTCTCACCGTTATAGTAATAGTCTGCCATAGTTTTATCAATTGCAAAATATGTTTGTCTTTGGCCTTTTAAAGACGATTTAAAATCTTGTCTTCTTGCCCACATACCTTGCCTTTTACCTTTCAATGTACCGTCACATTGAGTACAACCAATATATATCATAGTGTCATCATAGTAAACTCTATAGACACCACTTTTCTTATACTCTTTAGGTACTCTTTTAAAAGCTTGTAATAGATTAATTCTAGGTGACCAAATTACTTCATTTGGTATAATAGGTTCTTCAATATGAAAACCGTGTTTCGACAAAAATTCTTTTATCAAACTTTTAAAGTTGTCTGGTTTATCTTCAAGTTCTAAAACATAACCAAACTTTTTTTCTCTTACATAAGCCATGGTAAACCTAATATTGGAGCGGGTGACAGGATTCGCACCTGCGACCTATTCGTTGGCAACGAATTGCTCTACTACTGAGCTACACCCGCTTATCATTATTTAAAGTTACA